TCACATTAAATTTACCTGCAGGTGTTTTAGGAGAAGAAGTATCTTTTATTGATTATGCCGGGACATTTGATTCAAATGCCTTAACAATATCTGCAAATGGTTCAGAAAAAATTCATGGATCAACAGATGATTTAACAGTTTCAACAGAAAGAGCGGCTAATACTTTGGTCTATACTGATTCTACACAGGGCTGGCTTCTGAAGAATAATTAAGGAGATTAGTTAATGTCGACATATAGAGAAATAGTCGGAAAAAAAATTAAAAAAGTTACGTCCGATCCATCGACAGGTATTGATGGACAGATGTGGTATAACTCTACAACTGGAACTATTAGAGCGTTAGGTGTTGTTGAAGCATGGGTAAGTTCTTCAAATGCAATTCAGGCGAGAGATGAGATTGCTAGTCAAGCTGGATCAGGTACACAAAATGCTGCTTTTGCAGCAGGTGGGTTTATAAATCCACCTCCTGGAGCAACTGCCCTTACAGAAAATTACAATGGAACAGGTTGGTCTGCAGGTGCAAATATACCAACAGCCACTTGGGCAATGGGAGGAGCAGGAACAACAACAGCAAGTTTAGTTTTTGGTGGTTTAGCTCCTAGCACTTCACCTCAATACAGAGTTGAAACATATGAAGGTGATGGTTCTAGTTATTCAGATGGTGGTGATTTAAATACTGGTAGATATCAAGTGACAGGTGTGGGAACTCAAACAGCTGGATTAGCTTTTGCTGGAGGTTATCCAAGTAATTTTGGAAGTACTTTAACTGAAGAATATAATGGATCTAGTTGGACAGCTGTTAATACAATGGGAACGGCTACTTACGCACAAGCAGGAACAGGAACATCTCAGACATCAGCCGTATCATTTGGTGGAGGAACTTTTCCTCCAACAGTTCAAATAAATGTTACTCAAGAATATGATGGAACTAATTGGTCTACTGGAGAAAATTTACCATCTCATTTAACTGCAGCAAGCGCTGCGGGATCTCAAACAGCATCTTTACTTTTTGGGGGTCTTAAATCTAATGGTTCTCCTCCTGTAGCTCAAACTACAGAAAATTTTAAATACGACGGAACAAATTTTTCAGCAGCTCCGGCTTTATCAACTGCTGTAAACTCACAGGGAAGTTCTGGATCTCAAAGCGCTGCAATTTCATTTCTTGGACTTGCATCAGCTCGAACAGCAGCAACAGAAGAATTCACATCATCAACAAACACAATTACAGCAGCAGCATGGGCTAGTGGTGGAGCAATGAGTTCAGGAAGATATGGTGGAGTAAACGCTGGAACAAAAGATGCAGCACTCTATTCAACAGGATATAATAATTCTACATCAACTTATACAAATGCCACTGAAGAATATAATGGAACTTCATGGAGCGGTGGTGGAAACATAAACGTTCTTGGTCAAAGCTCTGGAAGTTCAGGTACACAAACAGCATGTTGGGCAGCTGGAAGGGGTCCAAATAATCCACCAGGTCAAGGACCTATAATTGCTACAGAAGAATATGATGGTTCATCTTGGACTTCAAGTGGAAACATGAATACATCAACAGCAGGGCCAGGAGGTTGCGGAACTCAAACTGCTGCAAGTTTTGCTAGAGGTTCACAAGATCATGAATACTATAATGGATCTGCTTGGACTGCACAAACAGACTCACCATCACCATCTAGGGGAGGTGGTGTTCAAGCTGGTACTCAAACAGCAAATATTTATTTTGGTGCTGAGATTCCTGGAGGAACTTATGTTAACACAACATTTGAATGGGATGGTAGTTCTTGGACAAGTGGTGGCACTATGGTTTTTCCTCAGGCAGGAGCTGGAGGAGGAATTGGAACTCAAACTGCTGCCATGCAAGCACAAGGATATAGTCCTTCAACTTCACCAAATAGAATGGCAGAAACTTCTGGTTATGATGGAACTTCTTGGTCTACTAGACCTAGTTTATCAACAGGAAGAAGTAATGGTGGAAATTCAACTGCGAGTCCTAATAGTGATGCTGTTACATTTACTGGAACAACAGGATCTCCTGTAACAAATACAGAAGAATTTACTGGAGAAACATCAACAGCTAATATAGGGACATTTAGTACAAGTTAATTATGAGCACATATAAAAAAATTCACGGTAAAGCAATTAAATCAGTAAGCACAAACTTATCTGATACTAGCGCTGAGGGACAAATTTGGTTTAACACAACAGATAATAAATTTAAATCCGTTGTTACTGTCGAAGCATGGGCTAGTGTTGGAGTATTAAGTACAGCAAGAGCAGATAGTGCAGGAGCAGGATCAACACCTGCAGGATTAGTATTTGGTGGAACTCCAGCATCAGGCGTGACTGCTGCTACTGAAGAATATAACGGATCTGGTTTTAGTGCTGGTGGAGATATGGGAACTGCAAGAAGAACTTTAG